CGTGTCAGGCGCAAAACGGTATTCTACAGCTTGTCGACAAATATCGCCCAGCCAGTGTCCGGCCCATCAGCCTGCCACCGCTGGTGGAATTCAGCCTGCCGCACGCGTACGCGATACCCAGACAATGCGTCATTGTGGCCGCCATGTGCCATATCAGGCATGCCCCGTGGATCCGACATGATCCACTCGCTATCACTGCTGTATTTGCCCGCGTATCCATGGATGACGCTCCAGTGGCCACACGCGTCAGAGCCGCACATCGGGGGCTCACCACGAAGAAGATCGCCACTGTGAAGCCACCCGACTAGGACCACGCGGCCTTGGTCGATCTCATGCTCAATCTGCTGGGCCGTAGCATCCTGGACGAATCGCACCTGCAGGCCAAGACTGGTCAACGCCTTGACCTGTGCACCGACTGAAGACGTATCGCCATATCTTTCACGAATCCGATAGTATTCTTCGTCATCGACCACCCGCCCATGAAACCGAGCCACCATGGCTGCTGCGCTGGTGAAGCACATGCGGTACCCATTCGGCAGATCGAGCTGCCTGTAATACTTGGGCAAGAAGACTTCTTGATCAATGCCGCTCGCTCGCCATGCTTCAAACCAAGCGGAACTGTCATCCAATATGCTCTGCGGCATGGAGCGTTCAAGCTCTGCAATAGCAGCCAACTGGTGGGGCGTACCACGGAAGAAAGTGAAGAATGGAAGCAGGCTGAGTGACGCCATGTGCCATAGCCTCACTTGTCGACGCGGGTCTCAGGTAGCAGCAAGTCTTTCAGGTGCTTGACCGCTAGATCGTCCAGGTCGTTGTCAGTTCTAGTGACGATTTTTTCAAGCATCGCCACGATCAATTCCTTGAATGCCTTCGACCGCCACATGGTCATCACAATCGGCTTTAGAACGAGCAGCATGGCAAAAGTGATCGTTACTGTAAAGCGTAGCTCTACTTCATCATGGCCAGCAATCCTGAAGAGCAACACGACAGAGACGGCATCAGCATGGCCGATATCGTCAAAACTGCAGTGCTGACTTGGAGTGCAGCGCTGCTGACCATCTCATATCTAGGGATATACCCACAGATGAAGATGGACAATACGTTCGTCGCCTCTCTGCTTACCGGCGCGATGGCATCCTTCGGCATCGAGCGCAAGTCGAACGGCAATAACAAGAAAAAAGACATTAACATTGATAACAAAGACACCAATGCAGGCATCAAATGAACCGCGCACTCCTGATCGTCGGAATAGCGCTGCTGGGGACGCCTGCTAAGGCAGACATCACCCACAAAATCCAGTCCTCTATCCAACTTCAGGTAGATGGCGCAGCATCCCAAGCTTCTCGTATTGGCTCAACGCTTAGCGTTAGTGGGAGCAACGTCACTCTCGATACTGCTCCTGTTCTCGGGAATCTCAGTGCTGGTGACGCTGTGGGCTATACACCAGGTGAGTACAGCATCACAACCGCAGGAGATGCCTTCAGCTACAGCGAGTCCTACATCGAAGGCGATGCCACGCCGACTGCCACCTCAGTAAGCAGCGGGGTAGTGACCAGCCTGCCGATGCTTGGCAACACGACAACGACTTCTGGAGGCGTTGCGGGTAGTCTCGCGGGCACCATTGCATCGGATGGTGCTATGACTATCACGGCAGGCGGCGCAGGGACCACCGCGACCGGTCAGGTGGTGCTCAGTATCGAAGTGGAATGATGCGTTGGCTTCTGCTGCTGTTGTTGGCACCGGCAGCATCAGCAGCGCCCGTGGTACCTCAATTCACTCAAGGTACTATGACCAGCCACACCGAGACTTCTAGCAAAGTCACCGAGACCATCGTCAGCGAGAACTACTCGACTGGCTTTGAATACTCGGCAAGTGGCGTGAATATCAAGCCTGATGGCCCAATCAACCCCGTATCCAGCACCACGGTCAACGGATGGACTTCTTTAGGAGAGCGGCCAAACTGGTCAATCGTCAAGCCCGGAGAAGCGTTTCAATTCGTCGAGAGCCTAAAAGGGCCGGGTCTTTCAAACGTAACCACCATCCAGCGGGTCACCGAAATTACCAGCGTCACGGATACGGTCTCGTCCTTCTCGGAATAGTCGCTGCAGCGCCAGTTAACGCGCAAGATGTTGGCGGCATTTCGGCCACCGCCAGCCCGACTGCGACCAGCAGCGGGTCGGTGAGCAACCAGGCGGTGCAGATCCTGCAGGGCAGCGCGATCACAAATACCTACGGCGGCAACATACAATGCCAAGGACCGACGCTGACGGTGACACCGTATTTGAACCGCACCAAGTCCTGGGGCCTGCCATATGAATACAGCTACCTAGACCCGGTGTACGACCTGTCAGACCTCGATGACGATGGACGTCTAGACAATCCAGGCGACGTGCTCTTCTTCAAAGACACACGCACAGGCCAAAAGGACAATCACAACTGGAACTTGGGCCTGTCGATTCAGGCCACTATCCCTCTGGACCAAGGCTTGCAGCGTCGTTGCAAAGAGGCCGTCGACACGCAGCTTGCACTACAACAGCAACTGCTGGCCAATAAGAGACTCGATTTTGAGATCTCGCGTTTGAAGCACTGTGGCGAGTTAATGATGAAGGGCATCCGATTCGCTAAAGGCAGCCCCTATGAAAAGGTGTGCCGCGATGTGCGGGCACACCATCCCCTTCCACACACCCATTCTATTTCCGTAACGACCTCTGGAACTTCCTCCGCTCATAGACACTCTCAACCTTGACTTTTTTACCCAGTGCCTGCTGAAGTTTCTTTGCCAACTTCTTAATCGTCGGCCGGATCGCTTTGAGCAATATGGGAGTTGCTAGGGCGGCTGATACTGCGATGGCCGATGTGCCAGCCGTATTAACCGCCTGTGGGATGGTCGGGATTGCCTCAACGATACGCTGGGTTAGCGGTTTTGGTTCGACAGTTGGTTGTACTGGTGTTTCTGGTGCTGGTGCTGCTGGTTGTTCTTTTTTGGGGAGCTTGACCGGCGGTGGCGTTGCAGCTGGTGGTGGGTCAGCAGGCCTGGGCCTTACAGGCTTGGCGGGCTGCGGCTCAACCTCAGGCTCCATGTCCATCGGGTTGAAGTGAGGCAGCTCAATCACCGGCACGCCGATATCTAGCGTGACGGGCGGCGCTTGCGGTATCGCGACACGTGGCAGGTCTACAGCCGAGTTGATCTCAGGCACGACGATCTCACGGATTTCCATGAGATCCGATCACTTAGTTAATTGACGGAATGGCTGGGCCGGTCTCTGCTGGCAGCTGCGGCATCTTGGGGATCTCGGGGACTGGCACCTGTTTAAGGATCGTCTCCGTCAGCTCCAGCCTCAGCTCACTGACATATTTTTTAGCCATCGCAGGCCCACGTGCTGCGACGACTACAATCACGGCCGTATTAGCCAATGCCATCACAAATGTACAGGCTGCCAGTGTGTTGATGACTTTTTGCATGGCCGATATGGAAAAGCCCTCCCTGCTGTGTGAGACCAGGAAGGGCAGCTCTGCCACTTAATCGTAGCTCAGAATGAGAACTTAGCGCCAGTCTTGAAGCCGAGGCCTAGTTCATCGCCAGTGCCGAATGACACCTCACCGTAGAGAGGACCGCCACTGATGCCAGCTTTGCCGGTGAATTCGATTTCTTTTTCGCCTGCGTCTGGAAAGACAGCAGCCGGGCCCATCTGGACATAGGCACCGTTGTCGAAGTCGTACCCGAGGTGACCTTCGAGAATGCCTGAACCCACGCCAGAGTCGAGACCAACGCCGACGTTCAGCTCAGGATTGACGTACCAATCGGCTTGAGCAGGAGATGCCAGCGCACACGCCGTAGCGGCGACACCACTCGCAAAAAGGATTTTGAGCATTTGGAAGAGGTTTAACGTTTTCCCTGGCCACGGTACTTTTTCCGACCATGTGATGGGCGAGAATGTGAGCCATTTCCCTGACTGGTCTTCTTAGGCTTTTTGGGAACGAAAGACTCCCCATTTAGTGATTTGGCCATCTATCACCAACCAGAAGGCAGACCAGACGCCTCAGTTGGCCTGATCTGTTTTGTGATGCGTGCAGCAAGCATATCCTGAATCTCAGTGACCTTTTCAGCGCCACCGAGCTTGGCCTGCACAGCAGCAATGATGTCAGCCTCAGTTAAATCCTCAAAGCCAACCAAGGTGTCAGGACGATCAAGGCCGACACTGCCGTAAACCCCCGAGTTATAGGGATTGCCTTCCGAATCAACCTGATCGCTGATTGCAGTCACGCTCCAATGAGCTGTATGCGCAAAGCCATCAGAAAGATCACGATGAAGGTTGTTGATCTTCCAAACGTAGGTGTTAGCCATGTTGAGGTGAAGTCAGAGGAAGTTTACTTAGCCAGCCTCAAGGGCTGCAACTTTGGC